CCGCACGCCACAAAGGCTCTTCAATTGTTTCTTTTTCTTTGACTGCTTTCTTTAGCTGTTGGCATCCCTGATCTTTTTCTGTCTTGGCCCAAATAGTTGCAAACCTATTCTGCTTATTGCCCATAAGAGCGCGAGTAAGATCGTTTATTTCGCCTCCAACATGGCCTTCATCTTCTTCGGGTATACCACCCAGTGCTGAAACAAAAACCTCTAGATCAATGGCTGGTGCTGTGCTAACAAGAACTACGTCTAAAGGTGGATTAGTCTTGTAATTGTGCGTCTCGGGAACTCGCAATATAGAAGCAACGTCGGCAGTGCGCGACGGATCGGCATGTAAGCCCCTTTCATGACAAACCGCTTTTAATTTTTCCGCAATCGGTTTCCATTGCTGGCGAAGAATGCTTTCTTTTAGGGGCCAATAAACGTGCAGTCCCCTACCCGAATTGACAATAACAGGTCTGGGTAGACCCAAATCGCTACAAAATTCTTTAAACGCGGTTAGTCCATCAGCCTGAGTTTCGTAAGGTTTGTTTTCTCCGCAGTCAATGTCCAACCAAAACGATTTAACAGCGATAACATTGTCGGATGCTCTAGTTTTATTGGTGGTGTATTTGGCGCATCCAAAGTAAACGTCATATTCTTTTTCTAAAAGCGCCTTAATGTGATCTTCAACCTCTGCCAAAGTATCAGCAAATAACTGTTTTGGAAGGCTTGTTTTCTTTAAGCCAACTATGCAGTAGAACCCTTCGTCGGGTAGCACAGTTGCTAATAAATCTGTAGTAGCCATAGCCGCCTTTAAGCCGCAAAAAAGGTAGGGCGTCAGGGAGGGTGCGGCATTCCCCCTTTTCGTTCCGTCAAACTAGACGCCCCGTTTAAAGTTTTCGTAACCTAACTTTTCAAGAACTTCGTTAATTTTTAAACTATGCCTTTGTCGAGGTATCCAGTCCCCAGTAAACCACTTGTAAATAGTCATGCGGCTTACCTTAAAAAACTTAGCTACCTCAACAACAGGCACTTCTTTCTCAATGCAGTACCGCCCCAGCAAAACGCCGGGGCTACTGCTATCTGCATTTAAGTTGGCTTTAACGATTCGGGATGCATACCCACGGTTGTCCATGTACGATTACTCATCGTCAGTAGACCACTCGTTAAGCACATCAACGAAGTCTTTTTTTGGAGCTGGTTCGGCGGTTTTTTTAGACGTACGTTTTACCGGCTCAGAAACTATTACCTCTTCTTCTACTTCCTCTACTTCATCTACTTCTTCTTTGGGGGGCAAAGCTTTTTTAGCTTTTACACCATCTAACTGTGCAGGAGTTTGCACAACAGCAGACTTAGCGGCGGGGGATGCGCCCTTTTCTTTAGCTATTTCCCACTCATCTCGGTTCAAGAATCTAACGGGCTTGAACACAAGTTTAGGTGTATCGCTATCATCATCCATACGCATTTCTGTAACTAACGTATTAATGTTCTTACCCTGTGAACCCACATACTTTGCGTACTGTTGGAACGGCATCTTATCTGAACTTTCGCCGCGACCAAATAAAGATTTAGATGGAACCGTAAGCTGGTAAACATCGCCTTTAATATCATCAGCAAGCACAACCGCAAGCCTTTGCTGAAACTTACAAGCGCGAGACACACCTTTCCCTGAGCCTTGAATGTTCTGTGGGCATCCTTCACAAGTCGGATGTTGCGGGTCTTCAATACTTGCATCGGGTTTAATGCCGTCATTAGACCAGCAGTCGGGAGCGGCTACAGTTTTTGGGTTGTACTCGGAAAGGTACAAAGACCGAGATACGTGAGGTGCACCATTTACGATAACTACGTTCATGGCACGGTTAGTGTTTTTAGCCAGCTCTTCACCGTTAACCATCATCCTAAATACGCCACCACGAATAGAAATTCTGCGGGTAGCAGTGTTACCAGCAAGATTTTTTGTAAGGTCATCAAGCTCAACTTCTTGCAGGTAGTCGGGCAAATTATTGTTGCTAAACAAAGTAACGTCGCTCATGTGTTTCTCCTATTTTCGACGGATGGTAATTTCATACTCCTGGTCAACATGCAGACCGGGGGGATGAGTTTCGGGGTTGTTCTCTAAGAACTCTTTCATGTTTGCTTGATGGATGCGCTTTTCAAGCAACTCAACAGCACCGTGTTCACGCATGAAGCCATAAAAATTGCCCCAGTCGTTAGTCCAGTATCTGTTTTTAATCGTTCGATACGCTATACCTGCGGGTGTGCTAAAACTTGTTACCCCAGTTTCTTTAGACATCTCAATGAGCTTTTCCTTCAAGGTATCCATCTGTGCTTGCAGGTTGTTCTCTTGAGATTTGTACTCCTGATAAAGCTTTTCTTTTGTGTCGCGTATCTTGATGTACGCTAACACAATTTTTTCTACTGGTAGTTCCATGTGCTACTCCTTACAAATGTTCGGACCCTCGCCCGATTAGAGGTACTGTACAGCTATAACTCGACTGTGTCAAGTATTAATTTCACTGTTGTAAAGATCAATGATCTTTGTGTGGACACCCAGTTTACTTTGAAGCATAGAATACAGTTTAGTTTCTATTGGGCTACCTTCAATGTGGACTACAGTAACGGGGTTCTTTTGCCCTTTGCGGTGTGCCCGCGAATTTGCTTGAAGGTACGACTCAATTGAAGTAACGGGAGCGTACCATATCACTACGTTCGCCGCAGTTAGGGTTACCCCGTGTGCCGCCGCTTGTGGTTGAATTAACAGGACTTTTGGGTCAGCTTGTTCTTGAAAGCGGCTAAAAAATTCTGTGCGTTTATTGACACTTACACTACCATCAACAATCTCGGCACTGACTTTATGTTTATCCAAGAAATTTTTTAGCATTTGCAGAGTGTGAGTAAACGGCACAAAAATAAGCACTTTGTGAGTTGCCTCTTCAATAACTTCAAGCACAGCATTTAACCGTTCTGAAGCATCAAACTCCACAACATTTTTATTATCAGTGTATACAGCACCGCAAGCAATCTGTAGTAGCTTAATAATATTAGAAGCAGCGTTTGCGGCAGTAACTTCTTCGCCAGCCGCCTCAATTAGCATGTTTTTCTTTAGTTCTTTGTAGTACTTATTTTGTTGAGCACTGAGCGGTGCATACCGTGATACATAAGTCATGTCTGGTAAGTCTAAACAATCTTCTTTGCTAAACCGTATTGCTGGCTGCAAAAGCTGATGTATAACTTTTTCTGAGTTAGGTTTAGGTACCCACTTAAACCGTGTAAGCTGGTACATCACGGAATCTTTAAACGCACCAAACATAACGGGGCAACGATCAGGCACACACATTTTAGCTAGGCCATAAGCATCAACAGGAGACTGTGCCGCAGGGGTGCCAGTCATCATCCATATCCACGTGTGTTCATTGACAATGTGTTTGAGGGCTTTAAACCGTTTTGTTCGGTGATTCTTATATGCGTTTGCTTCGTCTACGATTACTAAGTTAAAACCACCATTTTTGAGTTCGTCTTTAACTGTTTCAATGCCGTCATAGTTAATGATCAAATACTCACACGCTGATTCTATGGCTTCAATACGTTTGTTTCTTGTGCCGTAAGCTATGTTGATGGTGCGATGAACCGCAAACTTAAAAAGATCTGCTTGCCACGCAGACTGCATGATTGACAGCGGGCAAATAATAAGAACTCGATCCACACGGCCTTGGTTCATGAGATAGTCAGAAGCCCATATACCAGACGCAGTCTTGCCTGTACCTTGCTCGTTGAAGCAAAAAGCTCGTCGGTTAACTGATAAAAACGATGATGTTTCTCTTTGATGCGCCATAGGGGCGTATAGCCCAGGCCAATCGTAGTCTTTTAAGATTGGCGACGGCACGTTTTTAATGTTTAGCTTGCGTAGAGAAATAGCTTCTTCAAGCCCCCACGCAACTTCAATTGACGTTACGTCATCTTTTTTACCTATTGGTTTGCTGTTTTGGATAGCCTGTGTTATGCGGCTTGGGTGTCGTGTTCGTACAATTAACTTTTCATTATTTATTATTTGCACGTTTTTTCCGTTCGTTGGTGCTTGTTTCAGATACTAATTCGTGGTTTGAATTTCTTTTAAACGACCTGTTTTCAGATGCGCCTGTTACTGATAGACCGTCCTTATGAGAGCCACCTTTTGATAGTGCTTTATTATGGTGAACATCTTTGCCATCACCTTTACGAACTTTGCCAGCTTTCTCCATGATGCGTCTAGCTTTGTTACGCTCAGCACGTTTTTTCTTAACCTTTTCGGTGCCGTCATACTGTTCGTACTCTTTTTTGTAGGGCCGGGGCTTGTTAACGTAAGGCATAACGATCTCCAA